TTCCAACAGATGAATGGAGTGTAACACCGGCATGACTGCTAAAGAAAAACTTTTATTCTTATCATCTTTTATCTGGGTTTTACATTGGGGAACATGTCTAGCATCTACCATTCTGGATACGGTTATTCTAAAGTCCTCTGTGAGGATATTACCTTTTGGTTTTTGAATGAATACTTTCCACGATATAAAATTGATGTGGATATTATTCATAAAGGACTGAAACGTGATGGTGTTGTTGGTTATTGTGATGTGATTGGCAATCATTATCGGCCACGACACTTCCTAATTGAACTTCAGGCACATATGGATAAGGAAATGTATATAAAAACTCTTTTTCATGAACTGACCCATCTGGCACAGTGGGTAGGTGGTTCTCTGCGGTTTCATCATGGAAAAATGAGATATTGTCAAGAACCGGTGGAGAATTATGATTATTGGGATCAACCACATGAAATTGAGGCACGGGAAGAAGAAGTAAGGCTATATGATCAGTGGTTAAATGAGGAATAGAGTGTGCCAGTCGAATAAGTGTCACAGCAGGGGTTTCAGAACCGTCTGTATGCTGTATAATTTGTATGTTGCAGAAAAATTATGAATGGTTTAATGGATGCTATTCACGTTGAAGATCCTTTTTATTCTAATCCTATTGATCAGAAATACACAAGAATTTATTTTCACCAACAGGCAGCAATCAAGAGACTGATTGAACTTGATGAACGTCCAATTTGTGCTTTTGTTGGCATGACAAAGGCAAAACGAGGATTCAAAAGATTTGATGATGGAGATTATTCACATCTTCCAGAGGAAGTTGTTGCTGATGATTATCTTGATTGTCATGTTGACCTAACAGATCACTACTTTCGGCCGCATCTATATGCTACTGGATGTCGTAAATCATCTCTTGGTGGATCTCAAGAAGTTGTAGAAGCACCCTTATGGATTAAATCTTATTCAGAATTTATTTCTTTTCTTAAGAAAGAACTGATTGAAGTCAATGAAAGATTCTATGATCAAGAGAAAGTCTATGGATTTACTCCAGAATCTCACAAGAAATTGATTAAAGAGAAAAATTCTGAAGCAATTCGTGCTCCTAAACTTCATCTTGTTGTAGAGATGATTGATAAGTTGAAAAACGTAGCAAAAGATGCTATGATATATGTACCACAAGATGCATTTGGACATTTTTCAATCACCCTAATTAAAAGGGGATATACGAATATATACACAGATAAAGATTACGATATGAATCCTTCGGGACTTGCAAACGTACCTGATGGAATTACATATATTACAGAAAAGGAGTACAAAAATATGGATTTTGATGTTAGTATTGGAAATCCTCCATACGGAAAATGTGGCAGGTTAGCACTTAAGTTCTTGAATAATTCTGCTGATCGTGTTCGTGTAAAGAATGGACAAATTATTCTTGTGCTTCCAAAATCTGTGAAGCAGGGTTCTGCTAATTACAATAAGATTGATCGGGATCTTGAAATTGTAAGTACTAAAGATTGTGCAAATAATGATTTTGCTGCTAGTATTGATGCTTGTATTCAAGAATGGAAGATTGGTATTAATCAAAGAGAATTAGATCCAGAATATAAGGAACATCCTCATATTGAATTTCTTAAGTATGAAAATCGACACGATGCTGATATCTTTGTTGGTGGAGATGGTGGTGGAGCATCGGGTAAAGTATTCCTACCAGGTGAGAAGAATGCAGATGGAAAACCCTGGTTAGATTATGAGAAAGGTTCCTCTCATAATTATATTCGTGTTCGACCAGATGAAAATATTACTAAGGCAGAAATTCTTAAACGTATTATTTCCATGGGACATAATGGTGACGGTAGTTTAAGAAAAATTGCCACAGGAACTACGAATGGTATCCCTCATTTTGGAAAGGGTAAATTCATCAAAGCATATACTGAAAGATACGGAAATGGACATCAAGAATCAACACAATAAAGATACTGGATCTAATATCGAACGTTCGGATGAAAGAATTGCCGAAACTCAAGAAGTATTCACACCAATGGAAGTGTGTGAAGAAATGGTTCATATGATTGATATTGAGAGGAGAAAGAATCCAGAATCAAAGTTTCTGGATAACTCTGCTGGTTCTGGTAACTTTATTCTTGCTCTCAAGAATGAACTCCTTAAATATCATCCAGAGCAACATGTTCTTGATAATATGTTGTATGCAGTAGAATTGATGGAAGATAATCACAAAGAATTGTGCGAAAGAGTGGGTGTTCCTATCGGCCACCCACACTATGTGTGTGATGATGCTTTAACATATGATTATGGATTTGGTGAATCAGTAGGACTAGAGGAACACGGTTTAGGTAAAATGAAGAAACCTAAGAACCACACTCCACCAGCACCAAATACGGATCCTAGTGAAGCATCCTTAGATCAGTTTTTCTAATCATTCAAAGGGTTGACAGATCAGCAAAAATGCATTATATTGTATTTGTGGTTGAGGGATTCCTCACCACGTTGCACACTGCATTGATTAATTATGATCGTTACTGATTTTGGAATTCACATTCCTTCTGACCATATTCCTCACCCGAAAGATACGGATGAGATGCTTCACCTGAAACGTGAAGTTGAAAGTTATTCTCGTGCCGAATTTGGGAGTTGCAAGTATCTTTATACTGCAATCGTGAATACCAAAGACATCAAACTCCGCAAAAACGTGGGTCGTAAGCGTGGTAATGACCGCAAAGTGTATGACCGTGTAGCACGTTCTTTGGAAAAAGGTTACAAGGTTGGCAAACTGCCCCCTGTGATTCTTCTGGATGAAGACACCAACAAACTGGAAAACTGGTTAGTGAATGGCAACCACCGCTGGATGTGGTATGTTGCTAACAACTGCGAGTGGATGCTCGTTGATGTTTATGCCACTAACGATGGTTATGCTTATGGTGACGTAATTGATGAGGTTGGTCTTCTGCATCAACCCCAACCTGACGGCACTGAGTCTAACTACGATGACTACTTTGCCCGTGGGCAGGCATACATCCGCCGCCAACAAGAGAAAGGTATTGAAGTCACTCAGGAAATGATTGATTATTGGGTTGATACTTTTGCAGTTCATGAAATTGCAATCCAACGCACTAACCTCAAACGCAATCTTTTCAAGATTGAAGTCAAAGATTCGTTCCTGACTAACTACACTACTCGCACTGGTCCTAACGGTATTGTTGAAATCTACAAAAAGAACGGTATCATCATTCTTGATTCTGGTGCCGACGTTACGACTGATATTGTTGACCGTTTGTATGAAGCAACGCAGAAAGTGTGGATTCGTGATTTTCTTCCTACCTTCCTTGCTTGTGCTGCCGAAGGTATTAAGACTCGCTTGAATTTCTATGTGAATACCACCAATGTCTCCGATGGTGACGAATTGCTGAAAGTTATCTCTGTTCGTATCAAGGAACTTCGTGGGATCCTTGACAGTTTGGATCTCATTTACAGCGATAGTGAAGTTGACCTTCGTGATTTTTTGATTATCGGTAAACGTCCTCCTCAAATTGATGATGTGGATGACTACACCAAATTGCAAGATATTGTTGAGGAGTTGCAATCTCCTAATAAGATGAATGTGAAGATGTGGCAAATGACTTGTTCTATTCTTCAATCTAACTTCCCTAACGGTTGCTTCACTGCTACTCAAGCATTTGATGCAATTCGACCCATTCGTACTACCGTATCGAAGTTTAAAAGTGAACGTAGTTTCCAAGGTACAATCCTAGCAGAACTACAAATCCTTCGCAACAAAGGTATTCTATGCTTTGTTAATAACGACGGAACCTACTGCTTCCGATAATAGGGTCCAATCTGCGAACCGTCCACTGGGTTTCCTGGTGGATGGTTTTTTTGCTATAATACAGAGGTAATCAAGGGAACACCACTCACATGCAAATCACCAATAACGTCGTTACGGTTGATTTCTTTCCTGAGGCATTCATTGCCGAGGCCGATGAAGACAAAGGAATGATCGTAACAGTCAAACGTTTTCAGAAACGTGTTACTTTCAATGCGAATGGTCTTAAATCTTATTCGACTGTGACGGCACTGACGGCACGTAATGAGTGGGACACACGTATTGCGAATGGTGCTGAGGTAACTGACTTCAATCTTGACAAAATGCCACGTTCAGAGTATACTCCTATGGCAGTAGGTTGATGAAAGTAATTCAGTATGTACTGAGTGGCATTTGTATTACATTTGTCCTCAGTGTTTATTTGTTATTTTTGTCGCATCGTGATTCCCAAATGATGAACTATTATGACTCAACAATCGAATCAAGAGTTCGTGAATGATTTGTTTGATAAACTCTTTAAGCACACAGACACGGACATGATTGATTTGCACGATGATGATACGTGCTGTGACCATCTTGAATTTGAACAACTCACTCTTGACTTCTAATGACTGATCTAACTTTTTCTGGTGTATTTCTAACAGTTGAGGAGCACAATTGCATGTATACGGTTTGTAGTGAGGGTGAATTATTCCGTGTTCCATTTAATCAGTTAGTATTAAACTTTGATGAGTTTGAGATTGTAGATTTTTGGGATGATGATGTGGATGCAGAACAATTAGAGGAGATACAATCAAAGTTAATTGATATGATGCAAATTGCCGGATTGTATTTCAAATCACAACAGCCAATCGTATTATCAGGAGTTAATGAATGAAGAAGACTGAAACTAATATTGAACTGAATGTACATGAGTTAGATATTATACTCAAGGCCCTTGAATTAGTGGAGAGTAGGGATGAGATACAGATTAATCGATCATCGGGTAGTATTGATACCTTGTATGATCGGTTATATGATTATTATGCTACATTAGACACATCAAATGTTGAACTCAATTACGAATCTTATGTTGAACCCTCTTTCTAAAAGAACACCAGTGACACCACAAACAAATCCAGAGTTATGGTATTCATGGTATAATGTGGTGAAAGAGGATGCCCCTGAGGTATTGGATCAGTTTATTGAAAACACTGCTGCTAAGATGGAACTGACTGTTGATTACTTTACTGCGGAGTTCTTGTGAAGTACATGTATGTTGTTGATTACTGGGTGCCATTTCCATCATCAGAATACGGAGGGTTAATTACATTGATTGCAGAGAATGATGCAGAAGCCCTTGAGTTGTTATCTGATGAGGAATCATTTCATGTTTGGCAAAAAAATTATGGTCATTTAATTATGGAGAAGATTATTACTGCGACTAAGTTGGAGTTGTCAAACGATTATGAATCTGGTATAATAGAAGCATTCTGCACTTAATGTCATGGCACAAGGATTCCAAATAAAAAAGAATAATGAATTATATAAACTCCAGGAAGAAGGAACATCAGGATGGACTGATATCACGGGACCATTAACAAAGGAAGAATGTAAGAAGTATTATGATGCACAATTAAATGAAGGTACAAGTCCAAAACGATTAAAGGTTGTAAGAGTATCATGATTGATTTCCCACATCTACCACCCGAAGGTTTTTCTTATTCATTTGAGTCATTTAGTGCAAGGTATGATGCAGTATGGATAGTCAATCATGCAGATTTCTCTTATAGAGATACACCACCCAAATCAATATGGGGATTCTATTCATCAAAGAAGGGAAAGTATTATGCACCGATTAATTCAAAGAAGGTAGGTAAGGAAGTATTAATTCAGGATACAACTCCTTATAGTTCTATGAAAAAGAACCTAAATCCATTAGAAGCAATATTGTACTCATGAGTTATGTTCCAAAGATCAATGATTATGTAAGATGGAATAAGAATGGTATTATACATGAAGGGTGGGTATACTTTGTTGATAGTGCTTATATTACGATTGAGACAGGAGTGAAACCTAAACCAAATTGTGAGTATACCAGAGAGGAAAAACATAAGTTCATTCATACTTTGTTATTGTGTTATCCTCATCAGTGGAAGGATCTAACTTATGTGAAGAGTCGGGAGAGTATCTATGATAAGTAAAAGCAAATGAGAAATCATTATAAGAAGATACTTTTTCCGGTTACTTTATATCATACAAATATCAGAGAAAACTCTGTAATTCAGAGGGAAGTATTATCTAGTATTCAAGAATGTTATGAGAGTAAGAATCTACAAATTCCTGATGGATGGTTAACAGATAATCTGACTACATCATTTGATGATGATGAATTAAACCATAAAATTTTTGAATCAGAAAAAATACATAATACATATATCAAATATATTGGTTCAATTTTTGATAAACCAGTTAGTTTTTCATTAGAAGATATGTGGTTTAATTATTATATGAGTGGAGAATATCAGGAAGAGCACTGTCATATTAATAGTTCACCATTTCTTACTCCTGTACATTATTCATGTGTGCATTATTTAAAATTTGATAATGAAGTTCATCAATCGACTGTATTTCATGATCCTATTTCATCATTAAGAGCACATTCATTTGAGATGGAATCAAATCATTATAATGAAAAATGGTCACCACAAGTAAAGGAGGGAGACCTATTAATTTTCCCATCTTATTTGGTACATCATGTAGAGAAATCAGAACCAACACCAAATAATCCACGTATTACAATAGCATTTAATTTAAGGTTAACATCATATGGAAATGAACAATCATATCAAATACGATGATAATTTTCTGAGTCAGGGCAATTATGAAATTGTTATGGACTATTGTTTAGATGCGAATTATTTTTATGGTGAGAGTGATGATTATGGTCTTCCTCCTACAGGAATGATTAGTAAGGTAAATGAGGAGGATTATATTTATCGAATCTTTCGAAGTTCAATTGAGAGTAAGTGTTCTTTTTTGAATAAGATGTCATTTTATCGAATGTATGTTAATTGTTTTGCGCCAAATGAGCAGGCATATTTTCATCAAGATGGTAAGGGTATTACATTTTTATATTATGCAACAGAAGAATGGAATCTTCAGAATGGAGGGGAGACACAATTTTATATTGATGGTAATATTATAGGAGTACCACCAATATCAAATCGATTAGTCATGTTCGATGGAATGATTCGGCATCGTGCGACATCATTTCGGGATCAACATCGTTTTACGGTTGCAATTAAGTATGGTTATAATAAATAAAAAAAAGTGTTATAGATATGGCAACGAACGTCACAAAAACATCACATTTCACATCTGGTGCGGGTAATCCGATCAAATTTTCTGAAATTCGTGCCGAATATGGTGGGAGTGTGAATAATGTCAAGGCGAGTACATATTTAAGAAATACTGGTGATAAAGTTGATTGGGATGCAACTAATGCATCATCAATTAGTCCAAAGATACCAGATGCAACAGAAAATAGTAGTGTTACTTCAACAAATAATGACTGGACGGTAGATTCATTAAGAGATACGATTAGTAAGTATGTTGTAACACAAACTGGGACAAATAATGAATTGGATTATAGTGCTTCGGATAGTTCAACCTGGAATAGTAATCTATCTAAGAATATATTAAAGGATTTTAATGTGAATGGTACTGTTAAAGCTGATAGTACCAGTGATGATGCACTTAAATTTAGTGGTAATTTATATAATTTAGATATCAATGTAAGTGGTGCGATTTATGGTGAAGGTGGTGCCAAAAATTCGGATGGGGGAGATGCATTATATGTGAATAATACTTATACAAAGAGTAATGTTAAATTAAATATTGCTTCTGATGGAAAGATTTGGGCTGGTGGAGGTGGAGGAACCGATGGAAGTAATGGAAATACTGGAAGTAATTTATCATGTTATAACTTAAATAATTACAACACAAATGCTGGTTGTGGAAGTAATCAGACTTTAACTATGAATCCAGTATCTGCAAATCAAAGAAGTCGTTGTCGTGGTGGATCATATCGTAGGAGTCAAGGTTGGAATCAATATAATAGAACAGGATATCACTGTGCGAATGTAAGTTTATACAAATGCCAAGTAAAAACTAATAATAATGTAAGTGGTGGTCCTGGAGGTAATAAAGGTACTGGAGGAGTAGGAAAAGGATTTTCAAATCTTAATAAGGCCATTGGTGCCTCACCACATAAGGGTAATAGTGGTAATAGTGGTAATACGAATAATTGTTCTGCCAATGGTAATAGTTCAACGGGTAATAAGGGTAATAATGGTAAATCGGGAGGAGATTGGGGACAGGATTCTACGAATACAAGTGGTGGAAGATCAATTCAAAAGAAAGGTCTTGAAGTAAGTGGAAAAACTAATGATACTGTAAAGGGTGGTATTATTAATATATAATAGCAAATTTTATGGTATAATAGAAGAATGTTTCGTGATTTAGTGTTCAAGTTCATGGATGAATTCTTTCTTCAAGAAAGAGATAAACCATTTTATGCATCAAAGAATTGTCAAAAAGAACGTTGGGATTTATGTCAATCATGTGAACACTTTGATGAAGTCGAAGAAGGGTGTCGTGCCTGTGGATGTTATTTGCCACATAAGATCAAGGATCCATTTGGTGATTGTCCATTAGATAAGTGGATATCAAATGATGAAGAATGGAAGAATACAGATTATGAACAACTTAAATCAATTATTATAGAGAAGTACCCCGATTATGAACACATCATTAAACAACACGAAACTGAAGGGTGAGTATTCACAATTCATAGGATCATATTCAAATATGTATGATGATGAATTTTGTGATAGTATTATAAAGACATTTGATTATTATCAATCAATTAATAATGATGTCTATTGTGAAGATACCCAGTTTAATAATTCTAATGCCGGAAGATTTGATTGGGCATGTGATTTAAATTCGATGGGTCCTTCATTAGATTATGATCCAGTACCAAGGTTATATGAACCAATGCAAGAATGCCTAGAAGAGTATTCACAAGTCTTTGGTACATTAAAAGAGATGCAAACATATTCAATTGTGCAAAAGGTACAGAAGACACCACCCGGAGGAGGTTATCATGTCTGGCACGATGAAAACTCAAATCTTGAACATTGTACAAGGTTAGTAGTATGGATGGTATATTTGAATGATGATTTTGAAGGAGGAGAAACTGAGTTCTTATATTATAAAAGAAGAGAACAACCAGAGAAAGGAAAGTTATTGTTATGGCCTGCAGGTTATACACATACACATAGAGGAGGAATGGTATTAAAGGGGAATAAGTACATAGTAACAGGATGGTATTATTTGGGAGGGTATTAATGGAGGAGGAAAAGTTTCCTTCTATTGATGAACAAGGAAAGAATTTAGCAAAGTTTACATTTGAAGTAGTAAAGAATGTAATTGATCTATCACCTAGTAATGAGACTAAGTTAATTCTATCAAAGGAAGAACAGAAGGAAAGAATGGATATATGTAAGAAGTGTGATTATTATAGTGTAAGACAGAATAGGTGTAGACAGTGTGGATGTCATTTGTCTCATAAGGTGAAGTTTGGTGTGAGTCAGTGTCCTATTGGTAAATGGTAATCTAATAAGAGTGTATTGAAGAGTATCTATGAGACAGATTAAGAACTGTCATACCTAACTCCCATAAGGCACACAGATGCCTTATACTCATTATATACCAAACCAGGATTACCAAATGATAGTCAACGGATACGAAATCAAACCTGGTGCTGATCTTAAGGGTGCTATTCTTGAGGGAGCTGATCTAAGTTATGCTGACCTAAGAGGTGCTGACCTTAAGGATGCTGATCTTTATTGTGCTGACCTAAGACGTGCTAATCTTAAGGGTGCTATTCTTGAGGGCGCTGATCTAAGTGGTGCTTACCTAAGTGGTGCTATTCTTGAGGGTGCT